TCTGGCAATCGCGCACCTATGCGCGTCTTTGTGGGCATATATTAAGATGACCTACGGCCTTACTGTCTACAACACTACCAATAACTTGGTGGTTGATAACACCTATAAAAACATGGGGTTAAGGAGTAAGACCGCATTTTCTTTGGGTAGCGGTGGCGAACAGACTATTACTTTGTCAGGCGCAAATAACCCGTTGTTGTTTATAAGCGCCAGCAATCAAGTAGGCGTAATTGAGGCTGGTTTGGCAGGATCTACCTATACATGGGTTATCAGGGCAGCCGCGTCTTCTACTGGCAATGTCTATGTATTTGATGATCCAGTAAATTCCACATCTACCTATGGTCTAAAGGTTTTAGATTCTTCAGGCAATCAGGTGTTTAACTCTGATAACAAGTACATCCGTGTAGTTGATGTATTTAGTTGTAGTTTTTCTGGTAATGGTTTTAATACCACAGCCAACACTCCAGCAGTAAACAGATCATATTCAAGTGGTAACTATGCTGTTTGTATAGCAACCCCAAGAGCAGGCTTTGACGGTTTTAATACTAGTTCTATTCGTACAGATTCAATCACCACAACATCTACTTCTATAAGCATTCAAAATACAATAACAAAGTCTTTTGTAGGCCCTTGGTCAACTCACACAGGGTTACTAATCACAACTGGCAGTGTTTTTGCCATGACTATTGACGTTACAGGATACTAATATGGGTTATTCAGCACAAGTACAACAATCACCTAATCAGCAATACAACCAAGCCGCTGGCAAAAATGGTGCTGTTGGTCAGGTAGTCCAGCAGGTTACAGATAACGCACCACAAGCGCCTGTGCAACAAAACCCTGTTGGCATTACCCAAGATCAACAAAACGGTATCAATAGTGGAGCGCCACACCAGTCAATGGGCAAGGGTGGTAACTACTCTATGTCTGCAACATCAGGACAACCCCAAATGGGAGCGCCTAATCAATACCCAAATACTATAGGTATGAGGGATAATACGCAACAACAGTCACCCCAAATGGGTTTCGGGAAAGGTAAGGTCTAATTATGGGTTCCTCCAAAGGTAGTTCTAGTTCTGCGCCAGTAGTAACGCAAGAACAAAAAGACTTGTTAAGAGCGCAAACTGGCGCTTTAACAGACACATTTCTTCCTGCCTATCAAAAAACTATTGGGCAAGCTCAAGATGTTTATGGTCGCACTTTAAGTGGGGCAACAGGCGCAGCTAACACGGCATCTGATGTAGCAGGTCGTACAGGCGCTATTAATGAAGCGGCTGGCACAGGCGGGGTATTAACTGGGATGGCTGGTCTAGCTTCTTTGTTTGATCCTAATTACGAAAAAGAGCAAGTCAATGCTGCTTTGCAATCTGGTCGTGAATCTGGTCGCGAACTGGTTAATCAACAAACCGCAGGATATGGTGCTGCTGGTGGGCTAGGTTCTGCTCGTAGTGCTTTGGCTAATGCCAATCTAGCCAGTTTGCAAGAACAAAGACAAGCAACAGCAGCAGCAAGTGCTAGGGCTGGCGTACAAGCAAATAAAGCGGCAGCAGCAAATCAACTTGCTACTCTTGGTGGACAAAATCTTACGAATGCAAATACGGCTGCCGCCTCTCGCGTTGCATATGCCATGACACCTCAAGATGTATTGGCTAAATACGCATCTGTTATTTACGGTACTCCACAAGGCTCTACAACCCCCAACTTTGCTGGCACTCAAGGTACAAATACTTCTGGCAAAAGTTCAAGAATTGGATAAAACATGGCTGATACAAATCCATTTGCATCTGTTGGACTTAGTCAATTCCGCGCTGAAGGTGGAGCGGATGGTCTTGGATCAAATCTTTTGGCTATGGGAACAGCATATGCTATTGACCAATCAGGGCTTAAAGATTATTTAAACGGTATTGGCATATCTAAGAACGATAAAGGTTCGTGGACTTACACAAAACCTCCTGCAAGCCCAGTTGCTGGCGCTGTTGCACCTAATGTTGCGCCCGCTCCAGTAGCGCCTTCAATTGGATCAATGCCTGCCGCCACACCACCTGCAAATGGACTAACCATTAAAAATGGTACTGGCATTGCTGACCAACCATACCAACCCGTTATTAAACCAAATGATGCTGGTTCAAGACTTTTAAATGGCGATTGGCACGGTTCAGATTCTGGACAAGCACCACAAGATACTTCTATGGCAGATGCGTCTATGAAGCAATTTGTTCCAACAATGGGCGGTGATCAAGGTATTTCTCCTTTGATGAAACTTGCCTCAATGTACATGATGGGATAAGAAAAACATGGCTGAAATATTAGATCCAGTAGCACCACCCGTTGCTCCACAAACGGCAGTAGCCGCACCAATAGCACCGCCAACAGCACAACCTGCTGTTCAGGCAACTGCGCCTGTTGTACAACCTGTCGTACAGCCACCAAGCCCCACACAACGTGAAGATGATGCGTTGGCTAACCGCGATGTAAAAGAACTAACAAACATTGCAAAAGACAACATTGGAACACCTGCTGGCGCTGTTGCAATGGATACAGTTAAAGGCATTCAAGATCGCGCAACCAAGTTTAATGAAATAGTTAAGCCTATTGATAAAGCAGGAGGCGCTACAACGCAAGAAGGCCGCATGGTGATAGCAAAGCAATTTGAAACAATTGCTGACCATCCGCAATGGGGTACTGCTCTTATTGCTTACATATTGGGCGATAAGAAGTCTGCTTATTTGCAAGTAACTGGTGGCAACATAAAAACTGATATTCGCTATGACAATGGTGGAAATCAAATTGAAGAAAAAACCAATGAACTTGGTGAACCAGTATCTTACTTTGATAGAAAAGAAAAACGTTTTCTTACAAAAGAAGAATACGCACAACGTGTTGGTGGCATATCAGCATGGGAAAACACGCTTAAAGGAAAGACCGAACAGGAAACACGCAAGTTAAGCAACGAAGCTTTTGTTAAAGACAATGAAGCCGCTAACGTGTGGCATCAAATATTTAACGGGCAAAAACAATTACACCAAGAAAATATTGATTTCTTAACCAAAGTCAAAACAGATCTACCACCACCGCTTTATAACAAAATTGTTGGTTCTGTTAGTCAATCTCTTGGGCAAGCAAACGCATCATCTAATGGCAAAAGCATATTAAATCAACTAGGCAATAGTGTTAGTCGTGGTGAAGATGTAACTGTTACTGAAAAAATGGCTGGAACTATTAATGTTCCAGTTGGCACTGTTCTCAAAGTAAGTGGAGACTTTTTAGTAAGCAAAGACAATAGATATAAAGTTGACGTAAACAAACTTAAATCTCAAACCGATACTGAAAACATTAACAGAGAGGCCACACAGAATGCTTCTCAAACAATGGCAAGTATTGCTGAAGCAGAGCGTCTTGGTCAACTTAGTCCTGTACAAGCACAAAAGCTTCGTCGCGTTATTGAAAACAGTCAAACAATGGGGCGTGAGATTGCTGTTGCTACAGAAAAATATGGTAGGCCAGCTTTTGTATCATTGCCTACTTCAGCATCATTTATTGATAAACAAGCACAAGTAATGGCACAGTCATTACAGGCTTTGCAAAACGCTGATCAAATGGATCAATACATCAAGTATCGCAATAGCGCTATACAAGGATACAAAGATACCAACACGGTTCCATTGCCTGGCGAAATTGGCACTAACTATTTAAAACAAAAAGAACCACAAGCAATTCGTGACCATTACTCTAACTTGATTAATGGAGTTATGGACGCAGAATACATTGCAAAAAATACTAAGACTGCTACGCCTAAAGCACAAACAAATACAGCAAATGCACCTGCTGCAACACCTGCCGCACCACCAGCGCGACCATCATTGGAAGCCCTCAAGAAGAAACATGGAGGCTAATTATGGCTTTAGATGTAGCAAAATTTAGAGCAGAAGCCAAGGCTGCTGGATATATTGATTCTGATATTGATGAGGCATTAGGAATCACTGCTGCTCCTGCATCTGCTGCTGTGCCACCTTCTCCTGCTGCAGCCTCTGCTAATACAGCAACTGCTGAAAATGATGCAACGTTTGCAAATCAAACTGAAGAAATGAAAAAGAAGTTTGATGAAAATGTTAAACAAACAACAACATTTCCTGTACAAGTAGGTGATTTTAAAGCCGATGTGCCAGCGGTTTTTGGAACGCCTGCTGGTCTTGGATTAATTGCTGCTGGTTTATATGGTGGTTACAAAGCAACCGAGTCGGCTGTTAAAACTGGCAAAAAAGTTTACGATTCTTTACGTGACAAGATGTCATCTGGCGCACAGACAGCGCCTACATTTGCACAAGAACTTGCTACTGATCAAGCCGCAATTAATCAAACAAAAACACCACAGACACCAATTACTGAAACTCCAAAAACACTTGAAGAATTACAAGCGGAAGGCAAAAGACTTGACGCAATACATGAAGCTAGAGTAAATGCAGCACAAACAAATTTACCTATCGCTCCTACGCCAGAAAACCCAACAGTACCTTTGACAACAGAAGTAGGTAAAGCACCTAAAGAAATGCCGATGATTGAGCAGGCGGCAGGTACACCAGAAAAGAAAGCAGTTGCTGAAGGTAGAAAGAAGGCCGCCATAGTGCCACCACCAGCACAACCATCATTGATGACTGGTTCTGGTATGCCTGCTTATCAAGGAACTGGTCCTAAAGGCACGAAGTTAAGCACAAATATTCCATCATTGGCACTTGTTCCTGAAGACAAAGTGTTCGTGCCTGGCGGTCAGTTTATGGACATCATCCGTAATGCCACGGGTCAAGAAGCATATACAGGCAACTTGAAAAAATATGGCTATCCTGAAACGCCTCAAAAGGGATATGAGACTGCTAGAAGTATTAATGAAAGTTTAGGCCGTGCAACCAGAGAAGAAGCTAAAGCTGCTGGCGCTGCCCTTGGTGAAAATACAAAGGCTATTACCCAAAAGGTTGGCGGTATTAAAGGCGTAAAAGTTGGTGGTGTTGTTGGCGCTCTAATATCTTTGACTGACCTTGCTAAAGCAGACACGTTGCGTCAGGGTTTAGGTAATGTTGCTGAAGGCTTGATGCCAATCGGTATATCACCATCAGAACTTGCATCAGGCAAATTAACTGAAAAGCAGTTAAACGCATACAAAGAAGCCCAGAAGTTGGGTAGCCCATATCGTTCAGTTCCACCACCGAGGTAACCATGCTAGACAACGACGAAACTGTAGGGGCTATCGCAGCCAAAATAGCGCCACCAGTAACAGTATCACTGGCAACAGTGTATGGCTATCAGGTCAGCGATCTAGTCATCTGGGCTACCTTGATATACACCTTGTTGATGATCGGTTTAAAGCTGTATCAGATATACAAAGAAGTTAAGAAGTAAGCCATTGAACCAACCCTCATCTTTGCTGGATGCAAACTTGCCTATGAAGGAATCAAGTCGGCAATTGAAGCGTATCAAGACATCAAGAAGACTGGCGGTGAGGTTGCAGGTATTGCTGGTGAGGTCGGTGGGCTACTCTCGAAATTCTTTCAAGGTCAAAGTCAGCTAGAAGAAGATTACAAGAAGAAGCAAGAAGAGACCAAAGAATTAGCCAAGCAGGGCAAGGTTAAGAATGTAACCATGCAGGCTATCGACAACGTAATGCACGTTCGTCAGATCAGGCAGTATTACAAAGACTTAGAGCATATGGTTAGATACGAGTTGGGTATGCCTGACTTGTGGGTTGAGATACAAGCAGAGCGCGACAAATTGATCGAAGAGGCCAAAGCAATAACCAAACTACAACAAGAAGCTGAGAGACAAGCAGAGTTAAAGAGGCAAGAGAAGCTTAGAAAGATCAAAGAGAAAGTACATATATATATAGCAATACTGATTGCAATGGTTTATGTGTACATTTCTGTTTGGTCTTTAAATTGGTTGATTGAGTATGACAGGGATTGGCGATGGGGATACTGATATGGGAGATTGCTGTTATGGTAGTTGTCACCATACTTATCGCTGTGGTGGTAATTGGCGCGTCTTGGTTTGTGCGCGAGCATGACAAACGTGCTGACTACTATAAGAAACAAGCTGAAATTTGTTGGAGAAATAAATGAATGAACTATTCGGTTTACTCAAGGGCATCGCGCCCACGTTGGCAACTGCTGTTGCTGGTCCTCTGGGTGGGATGGCGGTGTCCGCTCTGGCTTCTAAATTTGGTGTTGCCGATTCTGTCGAGTCCGTTGCAAAAGCGATTGCTGGCGACCCTCAAGCGGCTCAGAAAATTGCCGAAGTCGAATTAGAGTATGCAAAGTTGGATGCTGCCGACCGTGATTCTGCCCGTAAAAATGAAGCAGCTTTAGCGACGAGCGAGAACACCCCTCTGCTCAACAAGTCAGTAACACCTATTCTAGCGCTGGTGGTGGTGATTGCATGGGGCTTGATCCAGTATCACCTGCTGACCCATGTAGTGCCTACAGAGATGCGTGAAATCATTATCCGTGTGCTAGGTACATTGGATGGTGCATTGGTTATGGTTTTGTCTTACTACTTTGGCGCAAGCCATAAACACTAATATGATTTACATAGCCGTATTGTTTATGTGTTTAAAAAACGAGTGTCATGTTATGTCTTCTGAAACACTTTACAAAAACGAAAAAGAATGTAAGGCTGTAATTGCACAAGAAGAAGAAAAGCAAAAAGGTAAATTTGATATTTTTGAAGTCCGTTGCATTGGAGTAAAAAATGGTTTTATCTAAGCATTTCACCCTTGAAGAACTTACGCATACTGACCACAGGGAGTATGACAATACACCTAACAGTTCTGAGATAAACAACCTTAAGCGTTTGGCTGAGATGCTAGAAGAGGTTAAGACTTTACTGGGTGGCAAACCTATTATGGTTAACAGTGCCTTTAGGTCTGCTCAAGTAAATGCGGCAGTGGGCAGTAAGGATACAAGCCAACACCGTGTGGGATGCGCTGCTGATATACGGGTGCCAAGCATGACTCCTGATGAAGTAGTCAAAGCTATTATTGCTTCGGGCATTCAATACGACCAAATCATTCGTGAGTTCTGTACACCAGAAGGTGGTGGCTGGACGCATATCTCTGTGCCAAATAATCCATCGGGTACACCACGCAAACAAGCATTAATTATTGACAAACAGGGCACTAGACCTTATTCATAAATAAGTCATATAACCTTTGTCTAATACGCACTATGAAAATACAGCGAGTAGATACGCGGCTCGACTCTGTGCAGACGAGATTGTCGGTACTTCAAAAGAAGTGCTTACCTTCTGACAAACTTTATGACACAAATCATGGCTATTGGTGGATTGCTACTCAGGATGGGGTGGATATTGCTTTCGCAGGTCTTGTTTGTAGTCCTTGGTGGTCTGATTGCGGTTACCTTATACGCTGTGGCGTTCT